GTATTGTGCCATCATGGCCTCCTTGTTCGTTTACTGTATAAAAGCATTATACAGCCATTTTACCGAAATGTCAACTGCCGAAACCAGCAGTGGTAAGATCATAAATCTGACTTTGTAACTGAGACTTCACTTCCTGGATTTCTGCGGCGTATAATTCTGGCAGAGTGTTTATAAAGTGCTGATGGTTATGGGTCAGAACTGGCAACATGTCCTGGTATACTTCATTGACTTTCTCCAGTGACCAATTACTGATTTCCAGAGCCACCCTGAGCATGGCCTCATAGCGCCGGTGATCAAACAGCTCGTCATAACTTTCATCCCACCAATCACTAAATGTTTTAAATCCCTGATCATGTAGTCTTCTCAGGCTGCCCACATTGCTGTGTAGCAAAAATGGTTGGAAAAACACCAGTGGTTTAAACATCTTTTCTGAAAAGAAAGGGTAGGGTTCGTAACAATACGTTTCGTGTACCACCGAACAAAAACAATCCTGGTAATATTTGACGTTGCCAGCGCCCCAGCAATTGACTTGGAAATCATCTAATCCCGTGTGCAGCGGTAACGATTTTTTACAAGAATCCAAATCCAGATTCTGGACATACCAGATATCTGTGCCGATTTCCTGATCAATTTCATCCAGCGAGTTGTATGAGGTTCTGCTGGTGTCCGCCAGGTAGCTGGTGTATGATTTATCACCAAGTCCATATTTTTCCATAAAATAAAACCATGACTGCCTGGGCCAGGATGCTCGGTTGTTCAGTGACAAAAAATATCTGGTTTTGGGGGTACTGACTATGCTGTGAAAATCCGTATCTGCATAGTGCATGTTCTGAGCATAATAGGCATCAAAATATTTTAGAAATATAAATTTTGCATGATGTTCATGCTGTTTTTTAACATTGTCTGCGATTTCATGACCGCTTAAAATGAAAAAATAATTATTCTGATCGGTCTTCAGAATGTCATTGATCAGACCATCTGACAGATATTCTCCCTGAAAAACGATGATTATTTTACTCTTATACTGCCTGAATGCATCTCCAGTGAACCACAGATATGTGGTGGTTACTATGACGTCCCGTGAACGCAGATCGTATAATTCTGGACAAGGGGGCGGGGTTTTAATGACAGTCATGGTTAATATTTAATAATAGTTATATGCGATTGTAGAAGATGTGTCGACCCAGCTGTAACACTGGTCTGGCTGTCGTGGCCCAGTCAGGAACTCTAATGTAATCAGCGTGATACCATAGGCTACCCTGAAGTCCACGTATGGCCTGACCATTTAGTGAATGCCAGGCAATTTCAGCACAGTGACGCCAGAGTTCAGGGCTGGGTCGATCCAACTTGCGGCGACTGGTCCAGCTGAATTGACCCGGAGCATACACCACATCACACACTGAACTCCCCCAGCGGCCCGTGGCCAGACGATTCAGTGTCACTGTGGCCACGGCATACTTGCCTTTGTCGTCCTCCACGCCGGCTTCCCAGTACAGATTACTGGTCAGGCATTGCCAGTCACGTTGAGTGAAACTGACACGATGCTGGGTGTTGACGATGTCTTCCAAATGGTCCAAACGTTGGGTGATTTCGGCATTCTGTTGGACCACCTGATCCAACTTTTCATCGGTGTAGAAAAATGCTGCGAACACGGCCGCAGCACTGAGTATGATGGCCAGCATCTGAATCATACAGAAACCCCCACTGATGGTTGATGATCCAGCTATGTTAGCATCAGTTTAATCAGTTGTCAAGTTCGATGACTCAGTCAGACTGTCCAGGTAGGTGCCCAGATCGCCAGCATACATGGTCAGCATGATGGCTTCGGATTCGTCAAACACTATGATTTTATGACGTTTGAGCAGATAATACATGCCGCCAAATACTCGTTCCAATTGGAGTAGCTGTCCATTGTTCAGAGGACGGGATAACTCAAATTGATAGCTCTGCAACTCCAGACTGGCTTTGACAAATTGCAGACCATACAGGGTCAGTCTCAGACTTTCAGGATCTGTGGGGTTGACCCACCAGCGTTGTCGGAGTGTGGTCTCGTCAAATTCAGTTTCGCTCAGAGCCATGAATGCTCTGGTCAGTTGTAGCTGAGTATGACGCTTAGGGGAATATTTTTTCACCGACTTTTAGCAGCATCACAGTGAACTTGTCGGTTCGGAACTGTGTGTTGAGCTTCTTGCACAAGTTGATGGCATGACCCTGGTTGCTGAAACTGACCTTCTTGTATTTGGGGCCAGGATAGCTGACCAGCATGTTGGCGGTCTTGAGATTGATGGGCTGACCGTCATAGAACACCGCATAGATACCGTCAGCCGCCAGAACCTGGTCACTGCGATAGTTGGCTTTGTTAACGTGCTCTAAGATGATCTGTGGTTTGGGTCTGCTCATGTGTGTGTCCTGATTTATACGCCATCTGTGTATTTATACCAGGACTCATAAACTGCATATATTAACGGAAACCACCGCCGTCCATGCTGACATTCAGGACATCGGGTTTCTGAGAACCCTTACTAAGCTCAGCAATCTGAGTCAAGAGCTCATAGATTTCTGCATGTAGACTCTGGGCTTCGGCCTGAGTCAGAGTCAAGGTGCGGCTTCGGCTCTGATTCAGTGCTCTGACCCGTTCATTGAACATCCTGATGTGCAGTGGCAGTGAGGTTTCAGTCATGACGCTGACTCAGTGCCAGTTGGGCTTCGGATTCTGTCATGAACGGACCAGCATATTCGTGACGATTCAGGGTGATCAACTTGGGGCAATGCTGCACCTCCCAGGCATCATTCTGATTGACCACATAATACCCTGCACAGAAATAACTGCGTGATTTTACCTCACGAGTGAATATGGGCAACTTGCGCTGTACTTCCAGGATCTCGTTGTATACTGGACCATCTGCAGGATAACCCAGGACGTCAGTTTTCTGAGCATCCGACACTGGCACATCAGATTTCACAAATTTTATGTTATATCGCTTCTGCAATAATTTAATGCTGGGAAACCGTTCACGTCCGGCATGGTGCACATACACCACTCCACCCTCGTCGCAGGCTTGTATGGTGGCAGTCTTAACGCCAGCCGACTCCACAATCCAGAATTTATTTTTCAACACAGTTTTAGCAATGACTTCGCTCATGCTGCCACCTCCTCGGGATAACTGGCAGTCAACCATTCTGTATACTGGTTGACCTGCTCGGAAATTTTCACTAAATCATATCTGCCACAGAACTTCATGAATTGCACTCCCACCATGGGGCGATTTAAACGCTGACTGCCCATGGCAATGGTCTCAGCAATCAGTGCCTTGATGTGATCTGGTTGTGCAGTCAGATCCACCAACTGTACGTTGCGCTGATAGTCATCTAATACTCGGTGCTCCACACCCTCGTGGTCTAGCCAACGCTGTAACATTAAATTATTCCAGGCAAATCCTTTGTTATTGCGATCTTCAAACGCTTCCCTGAGGCCAACTTTATTCTTACTACCATTTGTTCTGACTCCTGGGAAGGCTGAAAAGATATTGTCACTGGCGTCCCCTCGGACACACTTTTCGAATAGAAGCCATGCAGGGTTCGGAATGATTTTTAGCTCCTTAGTTTTTTTATCAAGTACTGGGGAACCTTTTTTGTCGTAAATGCCCTGTGTAGTATGGAGCTCATCGGTTATGCCATTGTATTGGTTGATGTTATCGGCTAATAGCTGAATGTAGTCAGTGTCAGAACTGATGATGGTGTGATGATCCTCGGGATGGCTCTGACACCAGCCAGCAATTAAATCATCAGCTTCCAGATTAGGATGTTGCAACACTGTGCAGTTGGTGCGTTCTGCCAGGAACTTGCACAAATCATCAAATGCTGCCCAGAACAGCCGATCTTCTTCGGCTTCAGCTTCGGTCTTGGCAGCACGAGCAGCCGCTCGCTGGGCCTTGTAGGGTTTATAAAAATCTTTGCGCCAACTACGACCTTCCAGAGCAATGACCACATGATCGGCATTCTGATCACGGT